ACACGCGCCCGACCGCGAGCGAGGTGCAATCGATCATCGCGCTCGCCGCACGCGAAACGGTCAACGACAGGTTTTCAGGCCCGTGCACGCGCAATGCCGCAGCAGCGATCAACTATCGTGCCGCGTGCCTGATCGAGCTGTCTTACTTCCCCGAGCAGGCACGCAGCGACCGCTCACCGTACGACGAGCTCAAAGCGCTGCTAGACGAAGCGCGCACGTCTCTGCTCTCATGCATTGCCGGCGCCGGCGGCGGAGGTTCACCGAGCGGCGAGGGGTACAGCTATCACTCGCTGCCGATCGTGCCCGCGTCGCTCGCTAGCTGGTATGACCGCAATGGCTGGGGCTGGCGACACCCCGAGTTCCCGAGCACCTGGCAGCAGTCGCACTTCGCGCCGACGCCAGAGACGCCCGCGTACGTCGACGAGTTCGAACCCGCGCCGATGCCGCTGTTCGCGTTCACGATCGGGCACCCCGCAGAGGGCGACCCCGCGCGTGGCATGCCACCGATCATCACGCACCCCGCGCCGTCGTGACTCTCTCCATCGAGGTCAAGGTTGACGGTGAGGGCGCGACAGCGGGCGCGCTCAAATCGGCCGCGAAACGCGCCAGCGACGTGCGCCCCGCGTGGACGCCGATGCTCCTAGCGATGCAGGACCAGACGCGCCAGCATCTCAACTCACGCGGCGGTGGCACATGGCCGCCACTCGCGCGCTCAACCGTCGCGAAGAAGAGGCGCAGCGGCGAGGACCCGCGCACGATGCGCGCTAGCGGTGCACTGACTCGCTCGCTGACGCAGAGCCACGCGCAAGGCGCGGTGCGCGAAAAGCGTAAGACGTCGCTGGAATTCGGATCGAGCCTCCCGTACGCGCACCTTCACCAAGAAGGCTCGGCGGGAGGCAAGATCCCGCAGCGCAAGCTCGTCAAGGTCGACAAGCAAACGACGCGCACGATCACCGAAATACTCGCGCGTTACGTAAGGCACGGCAATGTCTAACCTCGCGCCGTTCGCGAGCGCGATCGGCCCGATCGTGACCGGTGCCGAAGTCGAGCAGGCCGCACTTGACGTGCTGCGTCGCTGGTCGTCGACGTACCTCGCGCATCTCGAAGTGCAACACGGGCTCGAACCGGGAGCGCTGCCTCGACTGCGCGCATGGACGACCGCGCCCGAATTCGAGAAATGGCCCGAAGACCAATTACCCGCAGTGCTGCTCGTCTCGCCCGGCATCAGCGAGGAACCGCTACCCGACGGAGCGGGGTACTACCGCGTGCGATTCTCGCTCGGTGTCGCGGTGATCGTGAGCGCAGCATCGCTCGCAGACACTGCGCGACTGGCTAAGTGGTACGGCGCGGTCATGCGCACGATTCTGCTGCAACATCAGTCGCTCGAAGGATTCGCGGGGGGCATCACATGGGTCGACGAGAACTACGACGACGTGCCGAGCGAGGACACGCGCACGCTCGGCGCAAGCCAGTCGATTTTCGCTGTCGAGGTTCGCGGGTTCGCGCGTCGCTGGAACGGCCCCGCGACCCCGTTTCGCTTGCCCGGCGACGACCCGGATGGCCCGCCGTCTGAGCCGCCGCCGCTCGGACCGATGCCCGACGACCCGATCATCGAAACGGTCGAGGTGCTGACCACTAACCAAACCGAAGGGAACTAAAGCCATGCCGCGACCCGGCATCGTCATCACATCGCGCGCAGAAGCACCACCGCGCAGCGCACCCACGAACGTCGGCATGACGTTCCTCGTCGGCCCGACCGCCAGCGGCGACGCGACGCCGACTGTCGTGCATTCCCTGACCGAGTACGAGACGGCTTACGGCGTGCGCGTCGGCTACACCGAGATGTGGGACGCCGCCGACGCGGCGTTTCATGAGGGGGCCCCCGCGATCACCGTCAGCAAGACGAACGTCGCGACCGCAAGCTACCCGGACGCGCTCGCCGCGCTGACCGCCGACCTCGGTCCGGGGCAAGTGCTCGCGCCAGCGAGCCAGTCATCAACCACCCACGGCCTGCTGCTCGCACACGCGGAAGCAAACAACCGGATCGCGCTACTTGACGCGCTGGTCGACGACGACACCGTGAGCGAGCTCGTCACGTCAGCGGGTCTACTGCGCGGCGATTCGGGCGCGCGATACGGCGCGTTGTTCGTCTCGCCGGTCACGATCCCCGGCATCGCGGGCGGCACCATCCGGACCGTCCCGTATTCGGCGATCGTCGCCGGGATTCTCGCGCGCAACGACGCCAGCCTGTCGCCGAACGTCGCCGCAGCCGGGATCAACGGACGCGCTCGATACGCGCTCGACGTCACGCTGCGATTCACCGACGCGGAACGCGAGACGCTCAACGACGCCGGCGTCAACGTCGCGCGCTCACTGTACGGAGAAGTGGTCACGTACGGGTTCCGCACGCTCGCTGACCCGCTCGACGGGTGGGGCTACTTGAGCAATGCGCGACTCAACATGCAAATCGTCGCGCTCGCCAGCCAGATCGCCGAACGTTACGTGTTCAGCCAGCTCGACGGGCGCGGCATCACGATCAGCCAGTTCGGCGCAGAACTCACGGCGATGCTCGTGCCGTTCTACGAAGCCGGTTCGTTGTACGGCTCGACCGCCGCCGAAGCTTTCTACGTCAACGTCGGGCCGCAAGTCAACACGCAAGAACGGATCGCAGCCGGCGAGCTGCACGCCGTGCTCGTCCTGCGCATGAGCGGGTTCGCCGAGCTCGTCACGATCGAAATCGTCAAGGTCGCGGTTGACACGGCTATCGCCGTGCCCGCATAAGGAAGGGATGCGCGCATGTCACGCGAAGATCAGTATGCGATCAGTGTCAAGATCGGCGACCTCCCGGCGAGCATCTGGGACAAGCTCGATGGCGGCGAAGTCGATTCCGAAGAGCTCAAGTACCGGCCGGGCGGGATGCTCCCGCAAGTGTCACTGGGCGGCTCGACCGAAGTCGGGAACCTCACCGTGTCGCGCTTGTACGACCTGGACCGCGATCATCCCGGCATGCACACGCTGATGGCATCGGTCGGCAAGGCGACCGTCGTGATCAGCCGGCAGCCGCTCGACGTCGACGGCAACGTCAAGGGCGACCCGCTCGTATACACGGGCAAGCTCAAGGCGGTAACACCGCCCAACGTTGACAGCGAATCATCCGATGCGGGCATGCTCGAAATCGAGGTTACGCCGTCCGGGACGGTCGCGTAACGATGCCCGCCGAGAAGCCCGCAAACGGGAACGGCAACGGCGGCGCGCTCGACTGGCTGCGGGCACGGCACGACGCGATCATCGCCGATCGCACCCTCGACGTCGCCGTTCCCGGCTACGAAAACCGGCTGATCCTGCGCTGCGGTCCTGTCCCGTGGGCGACAGTGAACCGCATCCAGCCACTGCTGGAAAAGAACGACCGCGAGGGCTCACACGCACTCAACGCGCAAGCCGACGTCGTGATCTCCGCGTGCCGCGAGGTACTCGTGCGCGGCGACGACGGCGAACTCGCAGGGATCGACCCCAGCGGGCCACGACGCATCGACGCGACACTGGCCGAGCTGCTGCACATCGAGGCGACAACCGCGCGCCAGACCTTGCTCTGGCTGTTCGGAGATAACGGCATCGCGCTCGCCGTCTGCGCCGGCCGGATCATGGAGTGGTCACAGGACACGAGCGCCGACGTCGAGGAAGCGCTCGCGTCGGAATAGCCAAGCGGCGTGAGGTGCGCGCCGCCGCGTTTCTCACGTCGTTCGGGCTCGACGGAATGCGGCTGCTCACGACCGCAGACCCTGTCGAGGCGCTCGTGCTCGTCGCGGTCGCGCACGAAGCGCAAGCGATCGCCGCGCAACGCGACAAGGCGCTCGCGGTCGAGATCGCGAACGCTGTCGGACAACTGTTTCGCAAGTAGCTCATGCCTGCCCATTCTGAGACCGTAAATATCCTGCTGCGTCTTCGCGGCGGTCGTCAGTTTGCGGGTGAAACCGACAAGGCGGCGCGCAGCGTCGAGGGGCTCGGCGACGCGACCGAGCA